CACGGCTTTAATACCTACATTTCTTAAGTGTATATTCTCATCTGCACATAGATCTAAGAACAAACTTGGGTTACTCTTAGCAAATATAAGTATATCTCGTTTAAGCTCCTTAGAAGTCATCTTAGATACCGCAGATCCGTTCTGAACTCTCATGATAGCCTCTACTTTGTCTATAGATAATTCTCTAGCTAAAATCATAGCATCCAACTCTTCGTTTAATACTTCTAAGTGACTAGCAGCTCTTACTTGTGGCTTAACTTCGTACCAAAGCTTGTTGACTCTTGGGTGATATATACTCATGAACTTTTGAAAATTCACTTTTGACTTAGGTATGTGTAGCGTTCCATTTCTAAACATTATCCTTCCAGGTCTAATCTCACCTTTGAACTCATCTACAAAAGGCGTGTTTTGATTTTGTGTTAACTGAATCTCTCTTTCGTGACCCTTATCTTTATCAAAATAAAAGATCTTGCTTGATTTAACACCATAAGTTAAAGGTGATGAACCATCTTTGAGAAGATAAATCCTATCTTTGATCTCCCAATCGTTTATAATTTCTTTTTTTGGTTCTACTCTTAGTGGTTTTACAGGTTTTTCCATTACTGGAGTTTCTACCACTACCTGCTCGTATTTGTGCTCATCTCCAGGGTCTGCCTGTGGTGAGACTTTAATTTGTTTTTTTGCCATAATATAATATAATATAAGTTAATAATAAAAATAAAAGGACCGAGGCCGAAGCCCCGGTTCTTTTAAAAGATAATGTTTATCCTTTCATCAATACAAAGTTATTTGCACCTTGAACAACTAAACATCTTTCAGATAAGAAATGCATTTCCATCGCATCTAAATCAGAAGTAGTAGCACCAACTGAACCGGTAGTCCAAGTTTTGTACTTTCTGCTCTCTAATTGAGAAGCTCTATAACGTACATGTAAGAAAGGTCTCTTAAGATTCTTTCCTAATGATTGGTCATATACAGAAGAAACTCCAGCAGGAATCATAACACCATGAATAGCGTTAGTACCGTCAGTAGCATTAATTAACCCTCTAGTTGACTTGTCATTTAAGTATTTGAAATCAGACTTGTAGAAGTCATAAGAACCTCTTCTGAAACCAGTGAAACCTAAGTTTAATGCCATGTCAGCTTCGTTGTTGAATACTCCGTAAGAAGTACCAGTCGCGTAGTTACCATTTAAACCTGCAAGCATATCATCAATGTTTAATGAAGTAGCTCTATCTAAGAACATCATGTTCTCTTCAATCGCACCATTAGCATCAAGCTCATCTATGATATCGTCAAACTCCTGTAACGTTGCAGTGTTATCAAGTGTAGTAGAGATATTACCTCTAGTCTCTAAAGCCTCAAACAAACCTTCAGTACCTGTAATAGCACCTCCATTTGTACCAGCACTTGTTGGCGCTGTTCCAGCTCCAGTTACTGATTCCATCATTGCCATTTCTAAGTAGTCAGAAAAACGAGCTTTAGTATCACCTGAAGCTTTCAAGTACCATAAGTAACCTGATTGTCCTTCTTCACCAGAAACCTCAACCCATCCAATTGCAGACGCATCAGATCCTGATACCTCGTACTTATCTTTTAAGATAATTGGTTTGTTGCTTCTAGATTTGAAACCTGGAGCGTTAGCGCCAGTTCTACCAGTTGTAGCTTTAGAATATTCAGATCCAAAAACTAATACGGATACATCACCTCCAGTTGCCATCTCACCAGCACTACCACCTACAGCATTAGCACCATCGTAACGCTTAGCTTGAACTACACCTGCAGCTGTTACGCCTTCAACGTACATTCTTGCTGTTGCATCAGCATCTGATACTAAAAGCATATCACCTGGACGAATACCGTGAGCCGTTCCAGCTACTACAGTTCCATCTACATCAGTAGTGTTTCCAGCAAAAGTAAGGTCTGCATCTTTTACACCACCTGATCCTTGCGTTATGTTTACCAATTTGTATGATAAATGTAATCTACCTTGCTCTGTCCAAATAACTTGGTCAGAACTCATAGACTCTTCAGCTCCTACTTGTGAAAGAAATCCTGAGATTGTTCTGTTTCCGAACACCTCTGCTTCTTTCTCCATAAGATCTGGTAAATATTGTTGTGCCCAGTCATTAGTTCCATTTGTGAAATCTAAATAAGCTGAGGCCAACGCTTGTTTTTTCGGTGCTGGAGTATATCCAGCAGCCGGTACACCCGATACTGCCATATTTTAATATGTTTTAATTTTAGAAGATAAACTATTTATCTTCGTTTTTTTACTCTTAGCTTCATATCATTAGCGTTATCTCCTAGAACTTTAAACTTAACACCGTTGTCACCTTCATAAACTTTATGAGATGCTCTTGAAGTGTTTATATTCTTGGAATCGGCAACAGTTTGCTTTATTGCATCTGTTTTGCCTTGCTCGTAAAAATGTTTAGCTACTGCGTCAGGATTCATAGCTGTGAATAATCCTTTGTGATAACCCGCAGCGTCTTCCATTAATGCTTTATCGTTTAGAAACTTTCCAACGAAATTATTAATGTCTAACTGCTTGTCTTGCACACCCTCAACATCCTGAATATTGTAAGTCATTTTTTGATCACCGATGTTAAATTCAAATCCATCAAAGTTTTTGTTAAATACTTTTTTAGTTTTGTCTTGGAACGTTGATTGTTGTAACTTTATTATATCCGTGTTCTGCTTATTCTCCTGATTGTACTTGTTTGCGAAATCAATTGCTTCTTTTTGCTCACTCGTAAGCTTTGAACCAGCTTTGATCTCTTCGTAATATTTAGATTTTGACTCTTCTAAGTGAGCTCTAGCCTCAGCAACTTGCTCTTTTAAGGCTAGTTTTTTCCTCATTACTTCTTTCTCATCATCAATCTCTTCGTCAAACGAAAAGTTATCCTCTAATAAAAAGTTTATTTCTTTACCGTTAAGATGCGGTTTTGTTGTTTTATAGTAATCAGCTAAAACCTCAGAATCATCCATATCCTTGATATCTGTATTTAGCTTTACATAGTCGTTTAAATCTCCACCAGTGTCTTGCATGAAGTCCATTAACTTCTGAACATTCTCAGGTATGTCAACTATCTCTTCTTGTGCTTCAACTTCCTCGTGTACTTCTTCTTGTTCTTGTGGGGCATTGGCATCTTCATCGACTCCAACCACTCCCTCGTCGACAACGTTATCGTCTGTAGCTTCTGGTGTTTCTGTGGTTTCATTTTCTTGTGGGGTTTTTGGTGGTGGCGTTAAATCAATTTTTCTGTCACCATCTTCGTTGTATACTGGTTCTTGTTGTGTAGTTTCTTCTACAGGATCTTGTGTAGCATCCTCGGCTACTTCTTTGTTTTCTTCCATGATAAAATAATATTAAATAATTAGTTACTAGTTAATCCAGCAACACCCATTCCACCTTTTATATTGTCGTTACTTGACTCAAAGTTTTTAGGTTCTGCTTTCATTTTCTCTCTATTGTCCTTGCGATCATCTTTTTCCGTCTCTTTAGATGCCGCAGCTTGGTTTTCCATTTGCCTTAACTTCATGTTAATTTCAAACTCATGGTCCATTAGCTTCATTTTCATAGCTGCTTCCTTTTCCATGTATTGTATTTTCAATCCGTTCTTTTGTTCTTCAGCTTTCATCTCAGACTCCATTTTAGCTTGTGTAGCTTGTGTTTGAGCTTGCGCTGCTGCTTGTGCTGTTTGTTGTTGAGACTCGCCTTGAGCTTTAATATTTTGCTCTGACATAGCTTGTTCTCTTTCTAATTTCTTTTTCTTCTTGTACTTTATAAGCTGGTTTGCCATTTTTAAATTCCTAACAGCTCTAATATCAATAGCATCGTCTACATCTAAACTTTTCTGTTGTATAGCCATTTGGATATTGTTTTCGAGTATCTGCTTCTCTTCGTCATCCGGCATTAAATCTATAAATATACCAAAATCATAAAGATGTAGCTCTGACATTTCACCTAGCGTAGCAACATTATGTGCTCCTATTTGTTGTATGAAAGCATCTTTAGTTGGTGAATATTCTAATATATCTGATATCCTTAACGATAACTGCTCTGCTGTTTCCACTGTTAAAAACAAACTAGCATCCAATATGTGTCTTGTTGCTACGTTTGAATTTGCCGCAGCCATTTTCTGTATACCAACTAGTGATCTAGAATCTGGCGTTGAAGCATCTCTAGCCTCGTTAAGACCAGTCACATCTCTAATCATCTGTAGATAGTAGTTATAGTTACCTATAAGCGCTTGTAATTTATTACCTGCACCAGCTCCATTTGAAATTTCTTGTATAGGTATTTTACCTGGGTTTTGATCACCATCCTGAGTGAATGATCTACCAACCACAGATCCTGTTTGAAAGAACATGTTTAAAGCTTCTTGAGCATTGTAGTTTGTCCCATTACCTAAGTCAACCTCTGCTAAACCATCTATATCTAAATATACACCGTCTGGAACCATTCTAGATAGTACCTGTTGGAGTTTAAGGTGAGTTAGTTGTATCATGTCAGCAAAGCTAGTTATCCTGCTTACAATTGATTCTATCTTACCGTTGTACATTTTAGGCGCAACTATAGAATAGTTCATTTTAACTTTGTTAAAATCACTCTTAGTTCTCATTACATTATCAGACTTCTGCCACTTCAATAGTATGTCGGTACCCAACACTAAAGCGCCTTCAAATAAACATTCTACTGTTCTCTGTAGTTTAGAGTAGTCACTAGCATCTTTAGGCGGCATAAAGCTATCATCTCTAGATATAGCTTTGTCAGCACCTGATTTTGATTTCTTAACTTTATAAACGTCATTCATATACGTTTTATAATTAAAGTAAAGTACAGCTACTTTATTCCTATCACTATCGTTTAATACATTAGAAGATCGGTTAGAGTGTTTCTTGTGTATAGCCTCTAGTTGCATCTCGTTTAAATGAGGAAACTCTTTGGCTAACTCATTTATAGGTATATGCTTAACTTCTCCAACATAATATATATCTTCAAAGTAAGGTGAATCTGTGTGTGAATAAACTAAGTTTGCTGGATCAACATATTCTACCTTTGCTCCCTCAGAGAAATTAAATGTTGTTTTTGTAGCTCCTATACCTAGCACTGTAAGATCTTCTAACACTCTTCTTCTTGTTAAGTCATATTTACAACCATCCATCAAAGTGTTTATAGCCGTCTCATTAGCCACCTCAACCGCTTGTTTATAGTTAAGAGCCATGTGTAGCTCTAGTTCTTCTTTTGTATCTGGTAATGCTTTTTTATCGTTCTCGTATAAGTTTATGTTTAGGTTTGCCATAGCCTTGTCATTGTACTCTTTAGCAGCCATATCCCTTAACATGCTCTCCATATACTTTGTTCTTTTAGAGACACCATGTTGATCTTGTGAATAAGCTTTTATATCAAAACCACGACCTGCCATACCGTTAACAACTATATCTACAAACTTAGGGATAATTGGCACTGGCGTCCAATCTAAATTAAGATATGATAAGTCACCGTTAATAGATAGCTCATCTTTGTACTTTTGTATTGATTGTTCACCTCTAGCGTATAATCTTAGGTTATGAAACTTTCTTTGTGAACCCGAACTCCTACTGTGAGAAGGACCATCGAACCATTCCAGCTCTATAGCTCTCGCTACCTCTAATCCATACTTGTCAGAAACCTTTTCTTGGTCACTAACAACTTGGGAAGGAAAATTTTTGTGAAAAGACTCTGCCATATTAATGTTTAATTATTGTTGAATTTGATCCTTTGTTATTATATCTTGATATACTTATATCTACTTTAGTTCTTTCTACCTTAATATTAGGAGCGTACAAGTGTCTATTACAAGCCATTATAGCTAAACCGGAGCTTATAGTTGCATCAAACTTTGTTCTTTTATTTATATCAAACTTACTCCAATCGTTAAGCGTCTCGTTAAAGTACATATCACCGAAACTACCCTCTGTTATTTCTCCGACCTTTTCTTGTATATACATCTCGATTGCAGCAGCGTGTGCTTGTTTTATGTCCTCGCTTGAATTGGGTATACCACCTATTTCTTTTTCTGTTACCGACAACTTGTTCCAAACCTTATCAGGTCTGTTCATACTAAACCCTCTGTAACCTCTTCTTCTAAAGTGGTATAGTAATCTTGGTTTATTGTTCTCACACAGTATAGGCATGCCATAAAATATACAAGCCATTAGAACATCTTCAAAGAATATTTCCGCGGTTTGTGGTCTAGCTATATATTCTAAAAAAAACGAACTCGGAGGAGAGTCTTCCATACTGAACTTGGTCAACCCGTGTAAAGCTCCTTTTGATCCCTCACCATCAACTGTTCCTGATATATCATAACTATCACATCCAAAAGCGCCCATGTGCTCGTTACCCGGGTACTTTATACCCTGCTTTATTATAACGTTGTTTTGTAGCTCCATTTTTGGAACCCAACTAACTTTAAATCTTCCCTTTGGGTTTGGATAAAATATAACCTTAGTGTCTTTTATTCCATTCACCCACTGAAAGTTACCAGTAGTAAGTCCTAGGGTATTACCTAAACCCTCATTGTAATCTATTTGCTGATACAGCTTAACTAAGTTAAATATACTGTTTTTAGACTCATCTCTAAATGCGTGCTCTGTCGTTCTAGGGAACTGACGGTAAAACTCATTTAAAGCATCTTGATCATCTTTTAAACCATCTACCTCGTTCTGCCAATTATCTATTACACCAACATCTATTAACTCTCCTTGTGGATCGATGACGTCCCTATCAGGTGTATCAAATACAGGAACTCCGTACTGATCAATAAATCCTTCATAGTTCCATTCCATTGGGATAAACAAAGAATAGAGACCAGACTTAGTTTGGCCATTTCTATTTCTTTCCGTGACATCTGAGCTGTTGTATAATTTTTTAAAATTGTTTCCACCTTTATCTAGTGCATTTGAGGTTGATCCCATCATACATTTACCAATAATCCTGCTACCTAATCGTAAACATGTTTTTGTAACCCTCCAGTTATTTAAAATATTATCAGGTCTTTCCCATTTCCCACTTTCATCATGTACTAGTAAAGCTAGTTTTTCACCATCATAACTATTGTCTCCTGTATTCTTCCAGTCAATAGTTGTATCTAACCCAGCTAAATCTTCTAGCTTCTCGCCAGACGTTATTTTTTTTCTTGTAAACCTACTGGCTGGAACTCTAAACGCTAACTCTGTTTTAGGTCGGTCCATACCATCTTGAATTGGCTTGAAAAAGAAAGGGTAGTTTACGCTGATAGGTACAACCTTGTCTGTAAACATCTTTTTTGCATCCGCCCCCGACTTAGATAGTATACCATACCTTGAATCACTATCAAGAGTTGCTAAGTTAACTGTCTCTGCTGACGACATGAAGGAAAATCCAGATCTTCTGTTTTTAAGGTAACACATTCCGTAGCATCTTTTGTCGGATTTACACGCCTCCCAGAAGATAAAGAACAGCCTATTTGCCTCCCTGAAGTCTGGTGCACCAACATCAATCTTACTCCATTGCAAGTACATGTAGTGTGTTCCGGGTAGATAAATAGCCTCACCATTGTTTGTAAACCAAAAACCTTCTTCTCTTCTCTTAAACTCTTCGTCTATATAATCGTGCCACTGATCCTTCTGATCATCCGGATAACTTCTCCAATCAAATATATTCTTTAATCTAGAAAGCTGCTTAGGATACTCCTGTTTAACCCACATGTCATCCTCGTGCTTGTATATTTCTTTTGGTTGCTTTGGTAGTGCTATAACTAAGTTTTGTATCTCTAATATTTCACCAATCTCTCCAGTTTTAGATATAACAATTATATCGTGCTCTTTATTATAGCCGTACTTCCATTTTTTACCACGGTTCATTCTGGTGATAGTGGTTTTTTTAATTGGATCTACGGTCTTACATAGGGTTTGCGTATACATTAATTAGACCTACTTTCCGCAAAACCTTTAAAGGCCTTAGTTTCATTCTCGTCAGGTGCTTTACCCTCAAGTAAGTTCTCTTCCTCTTGTATCCTGTTTAATATTTCAAAAGCATCGAATATAGCTAACTTTTTAGATGCCGCAGCATTCTTTAACTTATCAGCTGTTAAATCGTCTTCAGAATCTGTTACTATAGCTTCTTTCGCTACTTTGATTAACTCTTCAACTGCTTTGTGCCCAGCTTGGATTATACTTCTCTTCGTTTCCTTGATGTTCATATTTAATTGTAATTTTATTGGACCTAACTCGATATACTCTATCGCCTTCTATAATAAACTCAAATTTACTGCTTGGTTTAAATTCAACTAAGCTTCCTAATTCAACAGTGCCATCCGAAACCAAAACAATACCTTTTGATTTTTCCTTTTCGTTAAATAGCTCGTTAGTTTCTCTTAAGGGTTGTACAAAGCAATAACCTTTCAAAGGTTGCCAAGCACCGTCGCTTTTATAAGCGAATATCTGCTCTTCAAATATAACGTAAGTATCTTCCGAAAAATAGCTCCCACTATTCTTTTCTTCTTTTCTTATGTTATACCACCTCCTAAACACATTGTGATGTATTAAAACCGTGTCGCCGACTTTAATACCAGTATCATAAGCCATTGGAACGGCTGTGACTATAGCCTCTCTGTTTATGTACTCGTGGTTTGATATTTCCGCGTTTAATATAAGCTCTTTGTCACCTATTTTTTTAACGTTACTGTATCTCTCTCCCTTAGGCTTTACTACATAACTGTAGACGCCTCTCATTACTTATACTCTAAATTATACTCGACAGATATAGCCATGTTTTTATTAAAGTCTTTCCAAGGTATTTTTATGTCTCCTTTTTTTATGTAGACAGAAAACTTATTTTTCTCTTCTATTATATCAGATATAGTATGACCACCATACACTTCTTGCCCTACGGCATAGTGCATGGCGTCATTCTTATAGTTTGTTCCGATACTAATCTTTCGTATCAAGTTCTCCATTCTCTGGGTATTTGATTTTTCCATCTGTTATGTCAATATCAACATTACCATAAACGCTCTCTAGTCTCTCTTGAAGTTTCTTCATCTCTTCTTGTAAACCAGCTAGCTGATGTAGCATATTATGTTTTCTAGCTTCGTTGATACCAACTTCTTTGTAAGTTTGGTCAAACTTGTTAGCTAGCGTTTGTAATTCAACCAATTCACCCTGCTCAATTGATTCTGCTTTTGGTTTTAAATCCACTGTTTTTCCTGTTTTTCTTTTTGCCATAATTTAATTTAATTAAAATTGTAGTATCCACTTTAGATACTATATATACTATCACCTGTTTTTGGTGTGTTTTTACTATTCACCACTCAATGTTAACGATGTTGATTTAGTGCCAAAGCCCTCAATGCCCTCATTAGTGACGTTAATTGTTAATGTATAAGTACCTCTACTACTAGTAACCCTTAGTGATGCCGCATAACCCTCGGTTATCGCTAGTGAACCCGTAGCTCCAGCTGCTCCACGTGCTCCAGTTGAACCGTTTGATCCATTTGAACCGTTTGATCCATTGTTTCCAGTATCTCCCTTTGGCCCGGTTGGTCCAGTAGCACCTCTAGCTCCATCGGTTCCAGATCCTCTATTGGTATTAGCTGTTATAGCGGCTTTTAAATTGCTAATGTCTAGATCATTATCGTTGTGTTGGAAATCATCAATCTGAGTTCTTAGCGTTTGTAGCGCACTGATAATTGGGTCATCAGATAAATCCGAATCATCTAACACATCTTTAGCAGGTGCTTTACCTGACTCTGCCATTTTAGCGGCCATTGTTTTTATTACTCTTCTTGCCATATTATGATGTTGTTCCTGTTAGTGTAAAGTTAAACCTTGGTTTCTGTCCAGCGCCACCGCTTGTCTTACCAAAACCCACTATTATTAAATCTCCTGCTGATACAGCTGTTGATCCAGTTACATCAAGCGTAGTCATTCTACCACTCAAGGTTGATACCGTAGCTGAGGCTATTAGTGTTAGCGTTAGGTTAGTTGTGATAACAGCCGTTGCTCTAGCCATTTTATACACCCTAACTTGCATCGTTCCATTAGCACTATTCATTCTAACTTGACTCATTATTGAAACTTGAGAAACGTTAACCGGGCATATTATACCACAGTGTTGATCATTTTGATCTAAAACAGGTGCGTCAACATCTACAAGGTTTGTTGCGTAATCCCTAGCATCATTCCAACCGTAGTTATTACTACCGATATATACCTTGTCAGTTCCATCAGCTGCGAATTGCGCCGCCGTTCTATTTACATACCCAGAACTAGAACCTAAATTAATTACTTGCCCTATGATCTGAGTGCTAAATGTTTTAGCACCAGCTATTGTTTGTGTCCCAGTCGTTATACCAACTTTACTTGTGTTAGTTGAAATAGCACTTATCTCACCAGTAGTTATAGTTCTCTCAGAAGTTGTTGCTGAGTTACCATTAATACTACCTGCTATTGTACTGGAAAATGTCTTATTACCAGATATTGTTTCTGTAGCAGACTTCATACTCGCGCCAGCCGCAGCAACATTAGTTGCATCTGTCTTATCTGCCTCGGCCTCGATAGCATTCAATTTAGTTTTATCTTCAGATGACATAGCTCCGCTAGTTTCTTCATCAGCCTCTGCAGCGACAGCCACGGATAATACTCCAGTGCCGCTAATATCTAATCCAGTACCAACTTTGACTAAACCTAAGTAGGTTGAGCTCGCTCTTAGATAAGTAGTATTTGTATAATTACCTGAATGTATGTTTGTAGTACCTCTATCTGTTGTCCAGTCTAAAATTGCATTGCCTGATGGTATGGTTGGAGTACCCGTTATAGTGCTATAAGCTTGTGTACCCGTATGATTACCTCTAGCTAATAACGTAGCATTAGATGAATTTGCTGTTGCGTTAGCAGGCGCGTGGTCAGTTTGGGAGTGAGTGTATGCAGTATCCCAGCTTGCATCTTTTCTTGTTCCCGCACCAGTGCCTGAAGCAGGTTTTGAGTATATACCATCTTTATACATTAACTGACCATCAGCTAATATTACTGT